CTGAATTCTCCGATCTCCCACTCGTGGGTACATAATTCTAGGCAATTACAAGCCACCTTACATAGAGTATACTATCCTACAGGTCGCCATACTGCGGCCTGTTTCGTTATCCGCTTGTCTCACTGACAGTAGACTAGCCGATGCAAGTTTGCGGATATGGCCGCGCGGGAGCGGGCGCTAGGTCGCAACAAGGCATCAGACTTACACATAGTGCGGATGGAAAGAAAAACGCGGTATACGCACAGTGCGGCTACGCGCTCGTAAGCGCTGAGGCAGGGTGCAAGTCCCTATACTGCGACTGACGCGGTTTCTATGCCGCGCCGCATCGTAGACTCCCCTCTCTCGATGGCCCCCGGCGCATGAAGACCGCCAACCGGGGGCAGGGGGAACCTGAACAGGTCACGTTTGAAACAGGACGCAGTTATACGTCCTGAACCTGGGAACCTTCGCAGACTGAGGGAGAATATCCTGTAGCGATTGTGCGCTACTTACGATGTTCCTGGATTGAACCGCTGGCTTTGCCAGCCCTCAGAACTGAGGCCAATGTAACGGTTGGCAGTCATGCGTGGGCATGACTGAAATAAGCGCAGAGTGTAGGCAACTGCATAATGCACAAAGCGGGTGGCTGTTTGGTCGATACCGGAATGCACATCAACGTCTATACGTTGTACGCCGCACTCGTCTCACTGCTGTTGTGGGTCGGGCTGTTGACGTTGGGGCGTTGGGTGATCGCTGCGCTGCGCATGGTCCTGTATGCGGGGCGGTGGTAGGCTATGGCCGAACCGAAGGTCACGCGGCGGAAACTGTCCGAGTATACCCCTGACCCCAATAATGCTAACCAGGGCACAGAGCGCGGACAGTATATGATCGATTACTCAATCGGGTCTGTCGGTTCCGGTCGGTCCCTGGTTGCTGCGGCTAATGACGTGCTACCTATTGGCAATCACGCCCAGCAAGCCTTTGTAGATGCGGGATACACCGACGTGATCGAAGTTGAGACAGACGGTGATGTGGTGGTAGTGCATAAGCGCCGGGATTGGGCCAGCGCGGATGACCCGATAGCCAAAAAAGCAGCACTTCTAGACAATCGTACAAGTGAAGTCGGCTTGCAATGGGACCCCGCCGTTCTCGCCGCGCTGCAAGCCGAGAATGCCGCGCTGCTGGAGGGACTGTGGCGGGATGACGAACTGGCTGAATTGATGGTGACGCAGTCGGAAGCCGCAGCGGGCGATGACCCTGGCGCGCAAACGGACAGGGCAGCAGAACTTCAGGAACAATGGCAAACTGCGCGCGGACAAATTTGGGAAGTCCCAAGCATGACGATGGAAGGACGCACACATAGGATTATGTGCGGGGATAGCACCAGCGCCGATGATGTGGCAAGGCTAATGGGCAGAGAATGTTATCGTTTGATTTGGACCGACCCTCCCTACGGGGTTAACAATGAAGCGGGTGAGCAGCGAAGACTTGAATACGGACGACCCAATGACCGCGCATCATCGCATATCGAAAACGACTCACTAAAACCTGCCGCGCTTGCCTCTTTGCTGCTCAAAGCATTTACAAACGCACATGAGTTTGCGTTACAAGCCGCCGCGTTTTATTCAGCGGTCCCGCCGGGACCGCTGTACACAGTATTTGTGGACGCATGGGAGCGGGCTGGTTTTACCTATAAGCGGCAACTTGTGTGGGTTAAAAATCACTTTGTAATGGGCGGTGGCGATTATCACTATCGCCATGAACCTATTTTGTACGGATGGATAGAGAACGGCGCGCATTATTTTATCAATGATCGCACGAAGGACACGGTTCTGGAATTCGATAAGCCGTATAATTCCGATATGCACCCGACAATGAAGCCCGTTGAGTTGGTTCTTGAATGCATTTGTAATAGTTCAATGCCAAACGACATTGTATACGATCCCTTCGCTGGATCGGGGTCAACTATTGTGGCCGCAGAACAGTGTGGACGTATCGGATACGCCCTTGAGATAAGTCCAAGTTACGCGGCAGTTTGTTTAGAGAGGTTAGCTGGCATGGGCCTTGTGCCGCGTCTATCTGAAGAAAACCGCCTTTCGGCGGCTGCGCCTTAACGATAGTAAACTGTATTGGGTAGAGAATACGTATCACGGAGTAAGTTATGCCGAGGCCGTTTTTAGAGGTTCGCCCACAGTTGCTTAAAGACACCTGCGATCTACTTGAGAAGGGTATCACGATACCGGACATGGCGGCGCGACTGGGCTATGGCGCGAGTACCTTTCACAACTGGCGGGCACGGGGCATGACCGAGATTGACCGCCGCATTGAGCAGGGTGATGCGGATAAGTTAAGTGGTAAAGAACAAAGACGGCGCGACAAAGAACAACTCTATGTGGACTTTTTAGAGGCCACTATGCGCGCAGAAGCCGACGCCCGGATTGCTGCCGTTGAGGTACTCCGCGCTGGGATGCAACCTAGCAAGATCGAAAGTGCGACGATTGAGACGTTTAGTGAAACACGGTTAAATAAAAAGGGTGAACCGTATGTCTATACGCGCACCACTAAAAAAACCAGCATGACGCAGCAGCCCGGTGATTGGCGCGCGGCGCTGGAATACCTAAAGCGGCGGGACGTGGCGCAGTGGAGCGAACGGCATCAGATAAAGGTAGACGATTGGCGCAGTGAAGCAATAGAGTATATCCGGCGCGGCGAACTGAGTTTCGAGGCGCTGGCCGAGGAGTTTGATCGTGATCTCGCTACCGAACTCTTTAAAGCAGCAGGCGTCCCAGTACAAGCTGGATAAGATACGCCGTGCCCGTGATAAAACGGTAGGGGCGTCGGCTGATCTGAACCAGTTAGGCGAAGAGGCGTTTTTTGAACGTTATTTGATTGTCCAGAACAAGGCCGGGTTACTCGTACCTTTACAATTGAATAATGTGCAGCGCCATTTAGCCGTGCACCTGACCGGACGCGATCTGGTACTCAAGCCGCGTCAGGTTGGTATCAGCACCTATATTCAGGCCCGGCAGTTTCGCGCACAAATGCGGGGGAATGTGCGGACCTCGACGCTATGCCATGACGATGATCTAACGTCGGTGATGCGCCGTATGTCGGATCGGTTTTACGATAACCTACCGGAGGCCATGAGGCCGGAACGCCGGTATGCTAACGCTAAACTCTCGACCTATCCCGGCCTAAATTCCGAGAGTAGCATTGCCACTGTCGGCGGATCGGTAGGTAGTAAAAAGGGGCGCGGGGATAGTTACACGCACCTGCACGGATCGGAAAGCGCGTTTTGGCCGGATGCCGAAGCGGTACTGAGTGCAGCGATGCAAGCGGGCAACCCGGAGATCGTTCTTGAGTCCACGCCTAACGGTATGGCGGGCTGGTTTTATGAACGCTGCATGGAAGCGCTGGACGGGAATAGTATCTGGACACTGCACTTTTACCCCTGGTGGTGGGATGACGCCTACCGTCTACCACTAGAAACGGGCGAGGTTGTAGCGTACAACGAGGAAGAACAGGTACTTATAGCGGCGCATGGTCTAAGCGCAGAACAGATCAAATGGCGGCGGAATAAACAGCGTGAGTTGCCGCACACATTTTTGCAGGAATACCCGGAAGACCCGCGCTCTTGCTTTTTAGCAAGCGGAAATAGTTATTTTGGGGATATTGAGGGCGTATTTACGGCACCGGCTATTGCCGAACCTATACCGGGGCGACTTTATGAGGCCGGGCTGGATTTTGCTCAAACCACCGATTTTTGTACGCTGATTGTGCTTGACACTGAAAACTTACACATGGTGGATATGCTGCGGATTAACAATTTGCCCTGGCAAGAAATGAGACGCCAAATATCGGTTATGGCGTCTAAGTGGGGCGCGCACGTCTGGGCAGAAGCTAACAGCATGGGCACTACCAACGCCGAACTGTTACAGAATGGCGAGTTTAACGCCGACGGATCGGCACTCTACGAACCCGTGAATTTATCACTCTGGCAGACGACAGCCCAAAGTAAGCCGCCGCTGATCCAGGGGATATACCACGCGCTGCACGAGGCTGGTTTGGCGCTTCAGGATATACCCGCCCTGCGACATGAACTGCGGGCTTTTATCAGCAAGCAGTTGCCGTCTGGTGCGTGGGCATTTGAGGCGGGCGGCGGGGCGCATGATGACACAGTGATTGCATTGGCATTGGCCTGGTACGGCGTTAATCACTCAAGCATAGGACTGTTGGTATGGTGATGGTATCGGATCGGCCCCGGCAGGCGTGGCAGTTACGCCAACGCGGGATGAAATACCCGGAGATACAACAAGCGTTGGACTATAAGTCACCGTCCAGCGCGCGTTCTGCCGTGCTGTCTTATGCGAAACGATTACAGGGGGCAGGTGAGGGCAAGGCCGGATTACCGTCGTCTACGGGCGTGATCATGACGCCATTCGGTTTCTTTGGCGTACCGGATGCCACCAAGTTAGTCCACAATCCGCTGTACGCCTTTCACGGTATCGACGAAGACGACAACGGCGGGTTCAATAATGACCCCGGCGATCTGGCACGGGCGTATGAAGTCAGCGTATGGGCCTATCGGTGCATCCGTATTCGGGCGCAAACGTTAGCCTCTATTCCGCTAGAGGTTGTCACGGACGATGATAAACCGCTGTCACCGCGCGATCCGCTGTCGCTCGTCTTTGGGGCGCGGAATACCAGTTTATTTAAGATTGTTGAAAGCGACTTATGTGTATTTGGAAAGGCATTTTTAGAGATTGCATTACCACCGCTGCGCTTAAACCCGGCGACGGTGGACGTTGTCGCGGACACCAACGGGCTTCAGGGGTTTATCCAGCGGCTCGGCACGGCGCAAGAACCTATTACGTGGGGCGGGGATGAGATTATTTATTTGAATGACTACAATCCGTCGGATGACTTTGGGACGACATCGCCGCTCTCTTATGCCCTTAAAGCGATTGAGGTACAGGGCAGCGTTCATACCTACGCCGAAAAGTTCTTCAAAAATGGTGCGATCCTGGCCGGTATTTTAACCACCGATCAAAGACTAAGCGATCCAGAATTACAACGCCTACGCGCCGAGTGGGACAAACGATATAAGGGCGTCGAAAAGGCGCACCAGGACGCGATCCTGTTCGGCGGTACCAAGTATGAACCAATTGGTGCGACACCCAAAGACTTGGTGATGAGTGAGTTGCGGGAAGACGAACGGCGTGAAATCTGTACGGCGTTTGGGGTTCCGATGTCGATTGCCCAGGCCGCCGATCCCGCCCTCTACGCGGCTAAGCAGGATTACATCAATTTTATTACGCTCATGGTCAAGCCGCAATTGGACATGATTGTAGACGGGATTAATGCCCAGTGGCTTACTCCCCGTTCGCGGGGGCGGCTGTTACTGCGGGCAAATTACAACGATGTCGAGGCGCTTCAGGAAGATCGGACGCAAGTAACCACACGCAGTAGCGTGGCAATTTCGGCGGGATACATGAGTTACAATGAGGCGCGCGAACGCGATCACCTGGAACCTTTGAAGGTCGATTACTTCCGTAAGGGCGATCAACTTATCCCGCGCGCGGCGCTGGATAGCGGCGATCTGGCTGTGATTAATCCGCAATCGCCGTTTACATCGCCGTTTGGGATTCCGTCAACGCCGAGGGCGCCGTTGCTTACCCCCCCCAGCGATCAACCTTCCATCGCACCAGTTAATATTGAGTCAACCGAAGGGCTTAATGGTGCACAAATTGACGCGGCGCTGCGTATTCTTGAAGGCATTTACAATACTACTACTACGGAAAGCGTAGCGTATGAACTTCTTATAGCTCTAGGAATAGAGGCTTCACGCGCGCAGCGTATGGTAACGGACACATCGGCAAAACCAGGATTCCCGTTACCTGTCTCGCCAGACAGTAAGTCAGTCAACATAACAATTTACAACGGCAATGGCGCGACGGATATTATCGAGGGCGCGTTGGTCAATAATGCGGAGCGCGATCTGGAACGATGGGCGCGCAAGGCTTCTAAGAAGGGTTTTCACACGCCCTTTGAAAGCGCTTATATTCCATCGGCGGTCACGGCGTTTGTACGAAATGACATTCTGGCATGGGACGGGGACGGTGACCGTGACGCCTACGTTAAAAGTGTCTTTGATTGGGCTATTGCTCAGGTTAAAGCCGAGAATGCCGACTATGCCACACCTGAAGAGTTTGAAGCCTATTGGCGTGGTATCGGCGATCTATTTAACACGATAGCCAGCACGTTCCAGGTCGGTTGGCAAGCCGTCCCAGGGCGCTTAGCTAACGTCATGCGCGAGACAGGACCGCAGTGGGCCGAGTCCGATTTGCGCGGTTTTTTGGATGATACGACAAACGAGATCGCCGTGCAATTAGTAGGCACTGAGGAAGAACCCGGCGTGTTATCGGCAGTGTTTCTAGCGGGGGCGGCGCGCGGCAACGATCTCCTGTTACAGCAAAAGTCGGTAAAGCAGGATGTCTCTATCGCATGGGACGTTGTCAATAAGTTAGCAGTTGAGTGGGCACGGGAATACAGCGGCGCGTTGATACGGGGTATCAATGATACCACGCTGACCGTCTTTCAGCAGAAGATCGCCGAGTGGATTGAGAAGGGTGGATCGCTTGACGACCTTGCCAATTATATCGAGGGTGACTTAGCGGACCTGGATATACCAGAAGGGTGGACGCCGGGGAAAATTGCGTGGGCTACGTCGCCGGAGAGGGCGCGGCTGATTGCAAGTACCGAAACGACAAACGCCTATCATAATGGCGCAGTATCCCGGTGGGAGCAGGTAGGCGTTACTAAAGGTAAATGGCGTACTCAACAGGACAATATTGTACAAGAGTGTGACATCTGCTGGCCGTTAAACAATGTGGTTGGTAATTTAAGAGAGGGATGGATACACCCCAAAACGGGTAGCCGATATAGACCAGCGGCCCATCCTTCGTGCCGGTGCTTCGCTGCACCAATAGTGGAGTAGAGGGGACTATGGATACTCAACAGCAAGGACGGAGTGAGGGCGCATGGCGGTATTTGTGGGCACTCTATCGAGTAAAGGGTGATAACTGGCAGGCGTGGAGTGAGTCCGACTTCACGGAACTGCTGTTTAGCGGACCAGCCAATGCGGAGCGCTATCTCGGCCTAAATCCGGGCACCTTTCAAAAGATGTGGACAGACAATGAGCCGAAAGAATACTACCCAGATAACTTTTTGTGGGGGTTCAGGGGCGTAAACGGGGGATGGTTTATCCTCCGCGAATTACCAGTGGATTTGGTTAAACCGATGAGTTAATGGGTACAGGTCTATAGCCTGCACCTCAAGAGAAAGCAGTGAGACAGTGGAAACACAGTTGAGGGTCGGAGATCGCGCCTTTTGGGTAACTCAAGACGGCGGGGCGACATGGCAAGAATTGCCTGTTGCGCTATATGACGGTGAGCAGGTTAAAGATTTCGCGTGGGACTCACTCGATCCGAATGTGGCGTGGTACGAAACTAACCAGAACCACGTTGATTATATTGACTTGAGAGCTTATGGCATCCGTAACGCTTGACCTTTCGGCATGGGTAGACTTTAAGCGCGATCTCGCTACCTACCTGGAAAGCGGTATGCCCGATGCCCTGATAGCAGGCGGCGAACGAGCGGGGGCAAAGTTAGATGAATTGGTTCGCACAACATTACCACCGCCAAAACAGAGCAGTACCCCGTCGCCGATCCATACGGCGAAACAACGGCGATGGTGGTGGGCAACCATGCACGCTAAAGCCAGGGGTGACAGTCGCGCCCTACCGGGATGGAAAGCGGTATACAAACGGATCGACGGGGTTAAAACGCTGGTGATCAGCGGGGGTTATAAGCGCACGGGAAAACTTATGCAGTCGATGACGTGGGAAGTCCGCACGCAGGGATTGAACGTAACGGTACTCTATGGGACTAATCGGGCGTATGGCGCATATGTGGTGGGCGACCCTAACGATCCCGATACCCGCCGACGGCAGGCGTTGATCCACCAAAGCAATTGGACGCCGCTGGTCATGATCGCCCGACAGAATGTAGACGTACTGGCAGAAGCCGTTATCGACGGGGCCTATCCCGTTATTCGCAAACATTTGAGTGGAGGATAGCCCAGTGGCAGTACCGACTATTTATAACGTAACGTTGACCAATGCCAATACGGAGTATTCACAAGTGCTTCCGGCAGGCACAACGAACTTTGATATTCAGGCACGAACGGACGTCGCCGTTCGGTTTGCGTTCACGGCGGGCAAGGTCGCCGGGTCGGTGGCGCCTTATGCCACCATGAAGGCGGGCGCACCTTATACCAGCGTGTTCGTAACGCAGGCCGCCGGGGTACCGGTGATTTATCTGGCGTCGGGCACACCGGGCACGATTATTGAAATTGTCGCGTATACACGCGCTTAGGAGGTTTACCATGCCATTCTCACCCGGTTCGTCCGGCACGATTACCGGCAGTGTCACTATTTCGGGTACGCCTAACGTCGCTGTCTCTGGTACGCCTAATGTTGCTGTGACCAGTATTGCGGCGGGGCAACCCGTTGATCTGGTACGCCGCACGGCAGTGGTGACGTTGACGATTGCCCAGACGGCGGCGCTATCGGACGCGGTAGACATGACCGACTATGCGGGCGGCGAAATTCTGATGTCCGGCGATTGGACGGCGGCTGATTTGGGCGCGCAGTTATCCGATACGCTAGGTGGAACATACGCCACCCTCAAGGACAGCAGTAACGCCTACGGTATTGACGTTAGCATCGATGGACCGGTGGCAAGCGCGGCTTATCCCATTCCGCCTTTCTGGTTTGGTGCGCATTTCCTGAAGCTGCATAGCCATAACGGAAGCGGCACTAATACCAATCAGGCGGCGGCGCGGTCTATTAAGCTACTGCTGAAATCGTAAGGGGTCGGATAATGGGTCTAGATGACTGCGTAGCGCGTAAGATACCGAAACTTTTAGCCGAAAATATGCCTAAAGATCAGGCCGTTGCGGTTGCCTATAGCATGTGTGAGGGCAAGGCGGTTTTATCGCTGGCTGAGGATGTACGGGCGCTCTGGATTAACGCCTTTACTAAAACATATGACCTCGAAGCCAACAATGTTGAAGAGGCAGAATTGGCGGCGTGGCTGGCGATTGGTATCACGCGCCCGGACGCGGCCAGCCAGGTGCTGGAACGTCCTACCGCCAAATCAACGCGTGTGAAGGCGCTAGACGAACACCGGATCGGTGGCTACCTCATTGTATGGGGTGACGAAGACCATACCGACTTGGAGGGTGACTACTTCACGCCGGAGTCCTATCTCTGGCTGGACCAATATAAAAACCAGCCGTTGATGTATGACCATGCCATGTCGCCGCTTCCGTCTGGTTATCCCGACGATATGCCCTATTATTTCCAGTTTGGTGTGGTCGAGAAGGCCGCGCCGGACGACGTTGGGGTATGGATTGAGGCGCAAGTTGACGCGCATAACGACTGGGCGAAATACGTGCTTGACTTGATTAACAAGGGCATTATGCACTGGTCATCTGGTAGCGTGCCCCACTTAGTCAAGCGGCACGACGATGGCTGGCTGGCAAGCTGGCCGATTGTTGAGGCCACCACCACGCCGACACCCGCCGAGCCGCGCATGACGGAAGTGGTCATGCTGAAACATTATGTGAACACTCAGGACGCACAGCAGGACCCGGAGGCGGCGCTAGATAAGAGCGCGCACGGCGATCCTGGCGACCCTGTTCAATCTATCGACCATTTAGTTATGAACTACCCAATCGACAATATACTCGCTAACCAATCGGAGGAAGAACCGATGGAACCAAACGAAGTAAAAGCGCGGGCACTTGTAACCCTGCATTGGGATCAACTTGCCGCGCAACTGAAACAAATAGATGAGGGTATGCCTGCTGAAGACGGGGCAGAACCCACCGTGAGCGCCATTGACGAACTCATTGCACCACTTGCCACCCAACTCGTCGAACTGACGGGGATGACCCAAGAAGAGGCCCATGCTAAGTTGCTGCAACTGGTAACTGAGTATGCCCGCCCTGTTGAGGAATCCGCGCCGGAAGAAGAGGTTGTGGATGAATACAACTACGGCGAAATGATGAGCGTTGAGTTAGATGCGCTGGACCAGGACGCCATGATCGAACAGATCGCGGACGCCGTAGCCAAGAAACTGGCGAAGAAAAACACGTCCGCGCCCGCCTATGTTGCGCCTATCCTACCTGCCGGGAAACCGCGCGGGGGCTATAAATCGGGACCGCAGAATATGACTCGTATTCAGAAAGAGCAGTTTCCGCTTACCGATATGGTAAAGGCTGCTATCAATGGCGATTACGGCTTCCGCCGTCGTAATAACAATACCGCCGCTCAGTCCTATATGAAGGCTTATGGCCGCAATTGGGCCTATAAAGCACTGGGAACTGAGCCGGATACCGCAGGTGGGTATCTGGCACGCAAAGAAGAATCTGATGAGATCATTGAGGTTTTGCATGATCAATCAGTCTTGGCGGACCGTGTTGATGAACGTAATATGGCAGGCAAGACACTCACGATCAATCGTGGTACGACTGCCATAACCACTGGCTGGATCGGTGAGAATACGCAGTTATCGCAACCTGGCGATCCCGCGTTTGGGCAAGAGATGCTCATTGCCAAGAAACTGTATGCGCTGGTTCTGGTGTCATCTGAGGAAATGGAAGATACGGGCGCGTACTTCGAGCAGTGGCTAAAAGACGAAATCAGCGCTGCATTGGCTGAAGAGTACGACCGCGTTATCTTGCGCGGTTCAGGCATAGCCGCGCAGCCGTTAGGCTTGCTTAATCGCGCGGGCGTTACCAAAACAGCGCTCAATGCCGTTCCGACCTATGCCAATCTGGTAGCGGCACAGACCCGGATCAAACAAAGTAAAGTGAAATACAACCAATCATGTGCCTGGGTGATCAACCCGCGCGATACAGGCGTTCTGCGCGGCTTGGAAGACACCGCCGGGAACCTGATCTGGACGGGATCGAACGGGCAAGGGTCGGACGCAACGATGGGGCAACCGGGTATTCTCCTGGGCTGGCCGGTTTTGGAAACCAACCAGATCGACATCGACGCTACCGACAACAACGAAACTGAAATCTACGGTGGCGTGTGGAAAGATGTTATTGTCGGATTGCGTAAGGCCGTTGAATTCAAGGTTGACGCCTCGCGTTACTTCGACTATGACCAAATCGCCATTCGCGCGATTGTGCGGATGGACGTGGGTATGCGCCACGACGAAGCAATCGAAATTCTTAGCAACGTGCGTGGGAGCTAAAACATGAGCACAAATATGATCGATAACTACGGCTTTCGCATGGTTGCGACACCTGCTACCTATGCCGCTGCGGCGGCTTATGGACTGTGGGTCAATATGGTTGGCTTCCGCCGCGTGACGTTTATGATGGGCAACGGCGAACTGGACTCAGACATGACGTTCAAGGTTTACGAAGCGACCAGCGCCGCCGGGGCCAATGCGCAAGAAGTAGACACTGTACTGCGCAACACGTTCGCTAATGGCACTCATGAGGGTTATGGGGCCGTTATTGAAGTGCTGGCTGACAATCTCACCGATGGGTATCCCTACGTCACCATTCAGGCTACACCGGGCGCGACGGATACTTATTGCTGTTTCGCCATACTGGGCGATCCGTATGTCGCGCCCGTTAGCAACGCCAATGACGCGACTGACAAAGTGGCGTTTGCTGATAGTGTGCTGTAAGTTTCGGTAACGGTTCCAAACGGGACGGCTTAGGGTTGCGCACCTGAAAGCGGGTTACTCCTGCCCGTTGCCGTCTCGTAAAACAGGGGTTAGCGCAAAGGAGCGCGCAGAACATGAAAACCAAAACGTTTTATATTGTTGAGTCCGATCTTGGGGTATCGGTATTTACGTCTTATAAGGCGACGCGCGAGTATATCCTTGAAACATGGGGAGAATTTAAACGGCGTGATTTGCGGAGAATATCGGGTGACATTGTCAAACTAGACTGTATATCATTCGATTTTAGTGAAAAGAAGCCCAGTCCAGCTCAAGAGGAAATTCAGGTATCGGAGGAAGACAAATTGTTTGCTGCACTCTATATTGTATCTGCTCCGGTGAGCGAATTAGAGGCGGCACGGGCGCGATTTGCGGCGCAGTATGAAGATGAGACGCGCGTGACCAATTGCGACCCCCTGGTAATTGAAGGAATATGTATAGTTCATGACAGTTATGAGAACCAGCGGATAACAATCGGGGAGAACGATCTTTTCAACGATATTGTCGATCTTCTAGATGATGGGTTTGACAAATTGGATGGGGCAGTAGTAGGTCATATACGCATCACGGTTGAATTACTAGGCGACGAAAGCGACGGTGTGAAATGAAATACATCGTACCGGAGAAAATCGGATTTGGAGTGAGATTGCCTGGAGATAAAACGCCACTGCCGGAGTCTTATCCTGACACCGTTTTTGACTCGTTGGAAGAGGCGGTACAGGAGTCTAAAAAGCGCTGGTTGCCAGGATATAGTTCTCCGCGCATACCTGTTCGGGTAAACATTGACACGCCGAAGGGGATAACTGCTTATCGCGTTGACGAAGCAGGTGCCGTATGGGGTTCTTTAATCTATGAAATTGACGCACCCGACGCCTCCACTTCTCTTGCCATGTATAACGCATGGTGGAAAGAAGTGGAACGGCAGAAAGAGGAAGCCATGCCGCATGTGGTCAATCGGGAACCGTTGGTGATTGAGGGTAACGCTAGACTGCGCGCAGAAGAGGAATGGTGGGATATTGAATTTCAGCCGTCCGAGAACGCGGAGAGCACAGCTGATGGCGGATGGGCGTATAGCTGGCCCGGATTATCTGAGGCAGTAATTGAGCATATCATCGGGCGCGAGTTAGAACGACTTGAATGGATTGATTACCTACCACTAGGCCGCGTCCGTGTCACCGTTGAGTTGCTGGACGATAACGGTGGTGTGAAATGAAAAGGGCAGTATTGACCATTAAGGATTTTCAAATACTGCCTACCGGCGTCCGTCTCCCGATTTACGCCTTCTTTGAGGATGATCTTTGCAACCGAGATGTAGAAGTAGCGGACTGGCAGGATTGTTTAATCCGGCTTGAGTATCACATAGATGATGATATACCTGCTAATGCCAAGTGCGGAGATGTAATAACTATTGATGATTATCGGTTGCGGCTTGTTGAGTTTAATCCACCCTGGAATGATCCCATCTATGTTATGGCGGATGGCTGGAAAGCGCTTTTATATTGGCGATGGCGACAGACAACCTACATTGCGCGGTGGATAAATGTGCGACTCATTGTAACAGCGCGCGTATGGGGATTAGCAAAAGCTGATGGACCTGTCAATGTTGTGACGCCATCATGGTCTGAGCTTCGTGTTTTGCAGCGACTCAATCAAAGGCGGCGCGGGCGGTCGGTGCGGAAATGACGACGATTGAAATACCTACCACGATTAAGGAATACGGAGATGAGCGCGTGGTTCGTATATTTCTTAATCATGAATACGGGCGTATCCACCGCGCGGGTTGCCATCATGCCAGCGAGTTCATTGTACCGCGCGTCATTGTGGCATTAAATGAGGGCGGCTATAACGAGACGTGGGTTTGTCTTGACTGTGTACTGGAATGGGTTGCACAACATCGGGGCGAATTGGGATACAGCGAAAGTGACGGCGCGGGAATGACGGCCAATCAATACGCCATACAGCTTGAGGAAGAGGGATTGTGCTCGTTAACCGAGATTGCCTATCAACGGAGTACCACTTGTGGGCGATTGGATACATATCAAATTCGTTTGCACCCAAAGTATAAAGGCGGCGACGATCAGCGGTGGATAATCCTTAACCTAGACGGCGAAAGGCCGCGCATAGTTGGCGGATGTTCAGACGGATTTGCCTCATGGGAAGAGGCGAAGCGCATAGCGGATATTCTAGAGATGGAAATGTGCGAGTTGTTGCTGCGGATAAAAAAGGATAAAGCCGGGTGAGTCTGCGTATATTGATCGTTTCCGATGCTCCTTTTATCGCCAGCGCCTACGGGCAGCAGGTGCGCGAACTCGCGCCGCGTCTGGTTGCGGCGGGGCACTCTGTAGCAGTATTCGCGCCAACATACAATGGGACAACGATCCAGTATAACGATATAACGGTGTTTGGTGGTAGCGGCGACCTGTCGGGTAGCGATCTCATGGGTTCTTATGCGCAGCGTTTTAAGGCCGATATAGTGCTGACGATCAAAGACCCGTATGTATATAACTTCCAGGCACTCAAAAGTTTATCGTGCCCCTGGATACCTGTTGTGCCCATTGATACCGAACCTGTCAGCGCGCTGGTGATTGGGCAACTCGCCGTAGCGACCATGCCAATAGCCTTGACACGCAATGGACAGGGGTTGCTTGCGGAGCAGGGGATAAAGGCACTGTATGCGCCACACGGGTTCGATCCTGATTTCTGGACACTGGGAGATAAAACGGAGGCGCGGCTTAAGCTCGATATACCACCGCAAGCATTTTTAGTGGCGGTCGTGGCGGCAAACCAGAGTGTTCCAAGCCGCAAAAATTTAGACGCGATTATCATGGCCTGGGCGTCATTCATTGAGTACCATCCCGACGCGATATTGTATCTCCATACCTTATTAGAGCGAGGTTGGGGCGGGATCGATCTCAATGCGCTGATCACGGTATTTGGGCTATCAGCGGCCAATTACCGATCATGCCCTCAGGATTTATATGTGACGAATAACATCGAGCCATCTTATTTGCGCGATCTCTATCGTGCCGCCGACGTGGTGTTAAGTCCTTCACTGGGGGAGGGATTTAACTGTGTAGCAGTTGAGGCGCAGTTCTGTGGCTGTCCGGTGATAGCCACCGATTGGACGGCCACCCGCGAAACGGTGCGCACGGGATGGAAGATTAACACCAAGCTCCCTACTAAGGCGGGCGATCTACCATTGGGTGGTGACGTAATATGGGAGCCATCGGGCGGTTTGCAGTTTCGCGCGTCCCGGCTGGCGATCTTACAAACACTAGAAATGGCCTACGCTGCGCGGGAACGAACGGACATTGCGGCGTTGGCGCGGGAACGAGTACAGGAGTACGCCATTGATACGGTAGTGAATACGCATTGGCTACCAGCACTGGATCGAATTGAAAAGCTGATTAAACAAGGAGTGATTGAAGTTGACGAACCCACTATCACAGAAAATGCAGCGTGAATGGAACGAACGGGCGGTGATTGATCCCTATCATTATGTCTTGAACCGCAAGGGCTTAGGCGAATGGAGTACGGCTGAATTTTTAGCCACTGGCGAGGAAAATTGTGTCCGGTTTCTCGACCCGTTCTGTACGGAGTTTAATATCTCTACCCACCAACGTATTGCGCTTGAAATTGGGTGTGGTGCAGGGCGCGAATCGTGGGCACTGGCAAAGCGTTTCCGCCGGGTTATCGGCCTGGATGTATCAAGCGCCATGATTGACCTGGCACGGCAAAATACTGAGGCGACCAATGTGGATTTTCGCGTCGGGAATGGCGTTAACCTAGACGTAGTTGAAACGGACAGCGTATCTTTCGTCTACAGCGCGATTGTGTTCCAACACATTCCCGACGTAACAGTTCAGTATGATTATCTGCGTGAGGTGGGGCGTGTGCTTAAACCCGGTGGATGGTTCTTTATTCATCTGTACGCCGATGAAAAGGACTATGCCGACAAACTGCGTCGCTGGCAAATACGGGCCGAAGCGGGCGATCTCATGGGCTGGTCTGAAGCGGCACTCCCGGAATTGCAAGACGAACGATTTCTCACCTCCATGCAAACGCCCGTCAACTACGCGCTGACTCTGGCCGTATTGGAAGAGGCGGGATTGGAACTCAAGCACGATGTTGACGCAAATACGTTTGCGTGGCGGATTGGTGGGCAGAAGAAATAATGGCTGTTGCGACTGAAATTACCATTGCGCCCGTTGTTTTTGACTCGACTGACGTAATGGTTCCGGCGGGCGAAAGTGGCGTGCATACCTTTATGTATCGTGGGGCAGGCTTAGATATGTTACGCACCGCCTTTAAGCGCGATAATATTGCCGCCAAAATCCACTATAACCCGTTGTATCCTGGCGAACAACTCAGTGAGTACATTTGGGGCGTTTACTATTCACCCGCCGGAGAGCAGTCCAGGCTAAAAGAGGCGTGTGCTATCCAGAATATCGCCTCCATGCGCCATTTAGCGCCGCGCGTCTATGGTTGGGCCTTGTGGCGGGATAAACACGGTCAATTGCACCCGGTACAGATTACGGAAGATCGCGGCAAATGTGACTGGGGTCAATCGCGCGATAATGTGCGCGAGATATATTTGGCCCTGAAAAAACTAGGCAATGAACTAGGCTGGCAGGTACCAGGGGCTGATGCAGGTGTGCAAAACGTGGTACATGGTGCATGGGTTGACTTTCAGGGCTTCCAGTTTACGCCGGACTATGAAACCAAGATGATTGACCGATTCTGGTTAGGCACACAATGGGGAGATCGGCCCTATCAACAGGCTGTTGATACTCCCGTCACTAGAAATACCTGCCGGAATATCAACCATCGGATCAGCGATCTGGGCCTCAGTGCGCTTGATTTCACCCCGCAGCATGTACTTGATATTGGGTGCAGCGGCGGTCAATTCTTGAACTACCTTACGTCGCATTATGGGGCGCGCGGCACGGGGTATGATACCGAACGGGCAACTCTGGCGGCGGCGGAATACAGCGCGTATTTTGGTTATTGGAACGTAGACTATATCGTCGCCGATCTGAGTAACCCGCACGCCGTACAGACGCGGGCCGATCTCGTGCTATTCCTGAGTATGTCGCGCCATGTGGGACTGCCCGAATACGTCAAGCGCGCGGCTACCAAACGCCTGATTATCGAGGCACACGAGGAACATAACCAACAAGTCGAAGCGTGGTTAGGTAGTGAGTTTGAGATTGTGCGAACCCATATCAGCACAGACTACGGACGGCGAGTTTTTCACGCGGAGCGCAAACCGGCATGAATACATGGGTTGGACCTTTTGAGGGTACAGGAGCTTACCCCACGATCAACCGCCAGCTTACGGCGGCGCTGGAGCGTCAGGGATGGCCTGTGTTACGGAATGTCCATAATGTAGGGTTGGATATTACGCCGATAGCGATAGCCCATGAATATCCGCCTAAGCCGATTAACGTAAGCCATGCGCTCAATGTCTGTTTGGCGGTATGGGAATTTACAGGAAAGCACGGTGTCCCTAAGACATTTATAGAGACATTCAGGCACTACGATCTTATCTGTGCGCCGTGCCAGTGGGTGGCTGACCAATTCAACGCGGTTACGCAAACGCCGGTTGCGGTCATTCAGTGGGGTTTTGACCCCGCCGAAATGACGCCAATAGGGGAGCGCGTTGATTGGAGCGACCCCTTTCCGGGCGAAGCGTGGGTTAAGGACGCCGAGAAGGTGCTGTTGTGGGTTGGGGGAACGGATCGGCGGCACGGGTTGGATGTAGCAATTAACGTTATGGACCTGTTGCCGGACAGCTACCATCTGGTGATTAAACAGTCGGTCCATTATCCACAAGATAATTGCCAACATCCCCGCGCCCATGTGCTGTATCACGACTTCCCAAGCCTTGCCCCGCTGTATCGCGCTGCTGACCTGCTGCTGCACAGCGCGCGGGGCGTAGGGTTTAGCCTGATTGCGCTAGACGCCCTTGCTTGTGGTTTGCCGGTAGCCGCTACGGATTTACCGCCACTACACGCCTATGGCGGGGATCGGATCATATACGGCAGGGGGATATGGAAACCGATGGGTATTCATCATGTACACCGGGATTGTTTGCCGGAGTGGTTAGAACCAGATGTAGACGCTTTGGCGGACGCTGTAGCTGAAGCCTTAAAGTTACCCAAGCGGGCCGCGCCTAACCAGGAACTTATCGATCAATGGTCGTGGGACGCCGCCGCGCGCATATTAAGGGAGGCAGTCGGTGAGCTTGAAGTCGCTCCTGTTTTTGACCCAGAATAGACTAGGCATCACCGCACGCTGTTTTGCGTCACTATCTCCCACGCTGCGCCGCTCGGACGTGGAATGGCGGATTATTGACAATGGCAGCACGGATGGCACGGCGGACTGGCTGCTCAAAATGGCGGCGTGGTATCCAGGGCGGGTTCATGTGACGCTGCACGCTGATAATACAGGGGTGGCGGGTGGACGGCAACTGCTGCTTGACCAGGCGCGGGGCAATACGATGATATTCCTGGATAGCGACGTAGAGGCACGCCGGAATGATTGGCTAGATAAACTTCTCGCTTGCCTGAATATTCCAGACGTGGGGCTGGCTGGCCCCGGTGGACATTGGATAACGAAGAACTGGGACTGGTACGAACCTGTAACACCGGGTTATGTGGGCGAAGTGGATACCGTCAGTGGCTATTGCCAGGCATTTACGCGCAAGGCTATTAACGGCTTCAATATGGATATGTTCTTCAGTCCATTTTGGCACGAAGATACTGACTTGACGCTCTGGCTTAAAGACAAAGGTTATTCTACTTGGTGTACGGGCGATATTGGCCTATTTCATATCTTCGCCGGTACAGGGGATCGCGGTGGTGGAAAGGCTAAACAAGCCTACCTTGCCAGTAAGTGGCGGGGCAAGGGGTTAGTTCGGTTTGAGCGGGAAGCCGACGAGCTTAAGAATACTCATCAGAAGGTGCGCGAACAGGAGACGGCCATTGCCCCAGCAGAATATTTCGCCATTGGTTGAGCCGCTGCACTTTGAGCACCAGCGAGTAACGGTAGGCGATAAGGTCATCGAAACCGCCCTGTTTAATGTCCACTACGATTACGGCGCGCGGCTGTTTCGCGGCTACGCCCTGGTTGATGGGCAAATTCAACGCGCCGAATGTGCGTTGAAACCGCACGAGGCAGCTTGTGCCGTAAGCGGCTGGGTACACGGCTGGATTAGCGGGGCGCAGCGGACTAAATTGTTTCATCTGGCGCAAGAATGCCCGAAAGGGCAGATCATTGTTGAGATCGGATCGTGGAAAGGTAAGTCAACCGCTATTTTAGGATGGGGCAGCAAGGCGGGTCAGAAGATGTTGGTATGGGCCATTGATCCTCATGAAGCCACCCCTGCTTATTGGATTATCCACAATGGGGGTGAGCCACAAAGTAGTTATCCGCAGTTTGCCGCCAATCTCAACGCGGGTGGATTATTGGACGTTGTTATGCCCCTAACGATGCCTAGCCAGCAAGCCGCCTCTATTTTGAGGGAGCCGGTAGGAGTATTGTTTATCGATGGTGATCATCACTACGCGGCTCTAGACGTGACCTTGTGGGCCAGTCATGTGGTACTGGGCGGCTGGATTGCGTTACACGACATCAATATGTCCTACGTGCAAACGGCGCTGGCGTTGCTTCAGGAAACGGGGCAATTTGGCGCGGTTGAAACGGTTGATAGTATGGTGGTTTGTCAGCGTGTGGTTGAGGGAGTGGTGCCATGAGTGACTACTGTACATTGGCTGATATTAAAGCCTATGTCAGCACAGCGCTGCCGGGCGATGATGGTATCTTTGCCGATCTCATTACGCGCGCCAGCAAGACCATTGACACCTACTGCCGACGGACGTTTACGCAGCGGCTTGAAACACGCTATTTTGACGCGACGGGTGACGTGTCCGGGTCCACACTGTTTTTAGATGACGATCTACTGGGCGTGATTACCCTCACCAACGGGGATGATGACGCCATAACGTCGGGCAGTTATGTCCTGCTTCCGGCAAACTACTCGCCTAAATACGCGATCAAATTGAAGTCTAGTAGTGGCGTGAGTTGGACCTATGACGATGACCCGGAACAGGCGATCCAGGTCAATGGCACGTGGGGGTATAAGGCGGGCACGGTGCCTCCGGACGACATTAAACACGCGGCGGTTCGGCTAACGGCGTGGTATTACCACCAACGCGAAGCGCCGTTTGAAACGACGGGCTTCCCTGATCTGGGGCAGGTCGTAGTACCGTCATCTATCCCGGTGGACATTAAAGGCTTACTAGACCCCTATGTGAGGGTACCGATCAAATGAGCATTGAAACTGTAAGGCCGCGCCTGAAAACCATTTTTGAGGGTGTGACAGGTCTGACTACCGTTTTAACAGGGGTTCCGCGCGGGTCCGCAGCGGTTAACCTGCCTATCTTATTAATTTTAACAGGGCGTATGGTTCGCCAGCGTCTTGACGCCGATACCATTATTGAGACACGGAATTATCGGCTGGTACTCCTGGTCAAGGCGTGGGCAGCAGGTATTGATTTGGAGGCGGAGGATTTATGCGAACCCTTTTTTACGCGCATTCCCGCCGCCATAGACCCGCGCCCAGGCTTGCATACCACTACCAACGCTGACCCACTGGCAACTGTGCAGGAGGCTCGTCTGACTGAGGATTCCGGGATAATTGGGATTGAGTTTGGCGGGAAAGATTACGCGGGCGCTGAATGGATTTTAGAAGTTGATGAATACGTAATGTTATCTCAAGGATCATAAGATGTCGCACACGCCTAAACCAGGAGCCAGCCGAGGCCGGGTTGCGATAGTAGAGATCGCAGCAACCGAGAATAGCCCTGCGGTGTATGCTGTGGAAGTTGTCATCGATGGTGAAACGTTGACTATCGCTGACCAGAACCACGCTCTAACGCAAACGGTGCGCGATCTTACGGTTGCGCTCATTAACCAGGTACGAAAGGAACACAACGATGGCACAAACTAACATTGCGAGCGGCGCGGGCTTGCGTCATATTCGCATGTATCTTATCAATTCAAGCGGGTATCCCGACGGTGACGAAAGCGGCGCAGTGGCCTATGACGGCATCCGTCTTGAAGGCGCGAAGTCATTTACGTCTACCGTGCCCGATCCGCGTATTGTTACACACACGGGCGATGACCGCGCTTTCGCCCAGGACGTGTTGCCGCCTACCGAAATGGAAACGGCAACCCTCACAACGGGTAAAACCAATCTAAGCCTTGACGCGGCGCTTACCGGGACAAAGGTAGAAGACCTGCTGGGTGATGTTAATATGGGCGTTACCAGCAGCGATAAACAGGGCGCAGAGCCGCAGGTCATGGTATTTGGCTGGCGACAGGCACTTGATACCGAAAAAGGATCGTCCACCTATGGACAGCGGCGCTATATTACCCGCATGTATCCCTCGTGCCGGATCATACCCAAACCAGCCTCAATGGAAGACGGCGCTGCTGACGAGAATAGTTACAGTGTGGTTCCTACGGTCGTTACTAAAACGCCCTGGGGCAAGGCGCTGGCCGAGATTACCAATGGGGCAACCGAAGGACAATCACTGCGGTTTATCTCATCCAACCCGCTCATGATGAACAAGTGGAATGGTAACGGTACGCTTAGCACCTTTACACTGTCTAATACGCCGATCTCCGCTACTAAAACGCGGGTACATGCAAACGGAACTGTCGCAACCGTATCAAGTGTGGACACGGTAGCTAAAACATGCACACTGTCTACTCCGCCTGCCAATCTATCTGAGGTCGTGGCGTGGTATGAAACCAGCGACACGATGAACTAAGCGAGGATTAACCATATGTGGGATGTCGTGTTTTATGATATTGAAACGGGTATCGCCTATCGTATTCAAGCCAAGCGGCTCAGTATGCGCGACGGCGCGGCGGTAGATGATGCTCAGGACAAAATCACGCAGCGGTTTGACGGGCGCGAATTGTTGATGATGCGCCGCTATCCGGTGCTGCTCTATGGCACAAAGGAAGCGCAAATTGTTCATCTGGACAGCGAACCGCCCTATGCGAACGACATCCCACAAATCAATGATGACGCCGCGTGGACATCACTTGAACTCACGGAGGATGTTTACGGCGACCTGAGCGAACTGGCTGGCCTGTTATGGTACGGGGCGATAATCGATAAAAACCCCCATCGCGATCTAGGGTATCAAGTGCTAAAAAAAAATATGATGGTGGCGTTGCAACCGACGACGAACGACATCTCTACGAACAGCAGCGCCAGCAGCGAGAAGCCACCAGAAGCGAGTTGATTGATCGATTGATGGAATGGAACGAAGCGCGGATCAACGCGGAAAAGGGTAAACATCCTGAAGGGGCGGACGCGCTGTTTGAAGATTGGACCATTGAGAACATAGAAACGGCATGGCGGGTATGGACGTTTTTAGACTCTATCGAGTGGAAACACCTGCCCGATCCAGGGGGTATTTTAGATCAGGATGAACACCTGATGACTGATATTGCAACACTGGCCCGTATGTCATCATTGGTGCGAGAGGAATTAAAGGCAAACAATGCCGGATCGTGATGTTGAAGTCGGACTAAAGATTACGCCAGATAAGGCGTCTACGCAATCTACTATCAAGGATGTAGATCGGCTAGATGCCTCATTGCGTGATGTCCAACAAACAACCGACAAATTGCAGCGAAGTTATAGCGGCGCGGAAGCGGCGGCGCGTAAAACGGTAGCGGCGCAGTCTACGGCGTTTAATGCTGAGTATCGGGCACTAAAAGCACAAACCGGCGTGTTTGCTAATGCGTCCAACCAACTGAGTATTTTAGGTGGCTTTGCGGCGGGCGTTGGGGCAACCGACTTGGGCCAAAGTATGATGTTAGCCGATAACCTGCTAGATACCGCCCGTGCCGCTCAACTCGCCAGCGCGACGTTACCAGAAATGAGCAAGCGTTTGATCGAGGCTTCTCCGGCAGCCTCCAAGTTAACCGAAGGCATGGCAAAACTCATTCCGGGACTAACGCAATCCGCCGCCAATATGCTGCTACTGGGCGGGGCCGTTGGCTTGGTCGGCGGCGCGGCGATTGGTTTAATCGCGCTATTAGACGCCCAGAATGAGGCGCAGGAAAAACGCGCGAAAGAATTACAGGCGCAGCTTGATACCGAAGAGCGCCGGGCGGCATTTGAGAAGAATGCTACCCAACAAAAAATAGATGACGCCATTAAAACCGCCGAGCTACAAATGCAGTTGGAGGACGAGAAGGAAGCGCGGTATCAAAAAGCCGTTGACGCTGCGAAAACTGCCCTGGATACTTATATGGACGAAGTTGATCGGCGGGTAGTTGATCCAAGCGCGCGCAATCAGCCATTGCCTAAACCCTTTCCGCTTACTGTTGAGGGGATAGAGATTAAGGGTGAGGGTGATATTAAGGTTCTCGAACAGAACCTGAATGATGCCAAAGACGCTTCGGGTGAATTTGCTGATGAATTAGCATGGCTGAATACCGTTACGGTTAGCGCCACAGCAACATCCGACGCATTGGCGGAAAAAACCAATAAAATTCTTGCGCTGCAACGAGAAGAAACTAACTTCAAGGCGGAACAGGCTAACCGAGAGCGTACTTGGACAACCGAACAAGTCAACAGCCGGATGGCTCAGATTGAGATTGAAAAACAAACAAAACAAGATGAAATAGATCGGCTTAAATTGTTACAGGGAGCGGGAATTGATACCGGCGCGGCGGTAAAGGCACTTCAAATTGAAGTCCGAAAGCTGGGAGATGAGGAATATTCCCTAACCAACGTCGTAAGGGACGCCGCCCGCGCCCGTGCTGAAGCGGCTAAAGTCGATGAACGGCTAGCCGATGTCTCAGAGAGTGCCACATCTGCCGTTATTAATTTGCGTAAGGCAGAGCAGGATTTAAGCGACGCCACCGCTGAAGCTGCGCAAAAAGAAGCCGATCTCGCCGCTCAGTACCAGGACGACGTTACGCGCATGGAAGCGGACTACCAACGCAAGCGCGAACAGGCAGTAGACGACTTTGAGTATAACCGCGCCCAACGCGAGGAAGATTTTCAACGCCAGCGCGAGGACGCCGCGGCGGCACACGAACAACGGTTACAGGATTTACGCGATCAGGCCGCCGAACAGTTAGCCGACGCAGAAGAAACCTATCACAAAGAAGAGGCCAAACGCCGTGACGATTATCAGCTAGGGCGCCGTCGGGCTGAAGAAGATCATAATCAGAATTTACAGGATGCCGCCGCGCGACTGGACGCGGTAGCGGTTATCAAGGAACTGCAAGGATATAAAAAAGAACAAGATCGCGCCAAAGAGGATTATGATCGCCAAACCAAAGAGCAGCAACGGGCGCACGACAAACAACTGCGCGATCTGCGGAGCGCTTTGGATAAACAACTGCGCGAGGAAGAACAGGCTTATCGGAAACAACAGCAGCAGGCGGATAATAACTATCGGTTGCAAGAGCAGCGTCAGAAGGCGGCGTTTGATCGCCAATTAGCCCAACAGCAGCAGGAGTATGCGCGCCAGCAAGCCGAACGAGCGACACAGTATCAACGCGATCTCACTAGCCTGCAAACCGCCAACACGACAGAACTAACCAGCAAGCAGGCGCATTATGATGCCTTGCAAGCGCAGTTAACAACATTCCAGGGACAAGAGTATGCCCTACGCCAGGAGCACTATGAAAACTTGCGCAAGCAGCTACAAAGTGCCTTTGGTAGTGGCAACACCGGTACGCCAGGAACCACCCTGCCGACCAGGTATCAGGTTGGTGGTTACACTTATGGAAATAGAATACGCACAGAACCCGGCGAATATGTGTTGACGCCCCAGACCACCCGCACGCTGGAAAAGGGATTAGGGGCACTGACACAGCAGAAAATTCAAAACATCTTCCAGGGCAATAGTACCACGTCAATCGACATGGGTGGTATGAACTTCGGTGATATTGGGAAATATACACCCCATCAACTAAAGGGGATTATTCGCCGTGAAATGGTTTCGTATCTGAGGGAAGCGGGGGACGGGGGATGACAATCCTGGTAGCCATTGGCTGGAATAACACGGGGGCATTGGCGCCCTTTAGCTGGCAACCTCCTAAAATCGCCACAATTACCCCTGGTCGGCGGCAACGTGGCGGTGATATGCTGGTTTATATCGATGGATACTACCGCACCGCATTGATTTACGGGTACTTAACTAAGGCTATTAAAACGGCGATATTGAGCGAACTTGGATTAACGTCAGCAGAAAGTGCAAAAATTACCCTGCAACTACCAGGGCGGGATCGGGACACGGATCAAACCTGGAACGCAGTAGTTGAGCACGATGTAGAAACTGAGTTTTATAACAAGTGGCTAGAAAATGTATTTCCCGTTATTCTCGTTGAGGACATAACAACCTGATGCCGACGCTAGATGCTGCGCAGTTAACTAAGTGGCGCTCTCATCCCCAGATCGTTCAGGGGTATCTTTATATCCACCAACCCGCGCGCCTCATTCGCCGTCGCGTGAATATGCCATTAACGATTGGGTATCCCGTCTCGGCTATTACGTTTGATAATCCCGACAGTGATCCGGGTAATATAGCTGACGTACAGGTTAATCATCGTGTCAGGGTATCGTCTAGCGCGGGCGCGTTGAAGGGTTGGGCGCGTATTCACAAGCCTATCAGCGATCCGGTTATGTATATCGCCCCGATTGGCGAGTCTGAGATTGACTTTGACGACAACGATATTTTAGATGTCTATGACGAATACCCGATCTGGACACGTATACCCTATATTAGCAGCGCGGGCGTATTGGCGAAAGATTACGATATTTTATACTCAGATCAGAACGAAAATATTCCGCCTGTCGTTAATTGTAATGTGGCCGTAGACAGTCTGTTTGTGTCGGGAACCCCGGCAGTTATTACCGTCTCGTTTGACGCAACGGATAGTTACTGCATGGCTCCCGGCGCGGTCATTGACCCGGCAGAACCCTATACGTGGGACCTGAAAGACGGAACGCGCACGGTAGGAACTGAATTCGCGCCTCAAATTACCGCCACGTTCCCGGCGGGTGTGCGCTATGTCGATCTTACGATGAAAGACGATAACGAATCAACCAGTATTAAACATATTCTTATTCCGTCCTTTACGGGTTCAGATGACCCACTGCTCTATAAGGTTAAAGTAGATCGACGCGGCGGGCAGCTTACCAACGGCTGGGACGCCTCATTTACGCTGCTGGATAGCGATGTATCAGATTACCCGGAGGGTGCACGAGTTATTTATTTCGAAGAAGAACGGTTTGGTTCTGGCAATGGGCCGATTGGTGATACCTGTATCAAGTTTGACGGGTTTATTGTTGACGAAACGTTGATTATCGAACCCCTACAAGACGACGTAACGATCAACTGCCGGGGGCCATTGGGTATCTTACAAGAACGTCCGGCGTTTGCCCAGACGATAACGTACTCCGCCGCTCCCACTACCTGGGCGGAGATGGTTGATTTAGGGTGGTGGAAAGTCATTATCTATCTTCTATATTGGCACAGTAACGTTTTGGAGTTGTTCAATCTAGAGCGCCCGCCGATCTATGATGGCTATGATGTAAACCGCCTGGATAGTGATATTGGCACTCTCTATAGTCAAATCGACTTCCTGGCAAAAGCGGTACAGGCGCGGTTTACGTGCGATCAACGGGGCAACTTTTACATGCGACGTTTCCCCTTGTTCCTGCCATCTGCCAGCCGCGCGGCACTGGATACCATTGTTACGCTTACAAGCGCGGACTGGAACGAAGACGGCCTGAATATCGAATACCGCCATGCGGACGATGTATGTTGGGTTCGAGCAACGGCTATTGTCGCCAGCCAAACATTACCCATAACGGCGGTAGAGAGTATCGCCCCATCGATCACGCCAAGTGAGGGCGCTCGGCTTGAACAACTGGATCGCCAATTAGTGACGGGGCAAACAGAGCTTAATAGCAGGGCGGGGCGTTATTATGCGTGGTTAAACAGCCAGCGCGATGGCGCGCGCACGGCACGGCGCGTAACCGTTCCCTTAAATCATCGAGGCGACGTTTTTGACCCCGCGTGGCAAGAATGGGTAGCCTTAACCCTAAGTAGCACAACCAACAAACGACAGGTATCATGGTCAGGTGCGCGGTTTCGTATAGAGGCTATTGAGAGTACGTATGATCATGAACTTGGCGTCAGTGACGATGTATTAACCCTGGAAGAGGAAACGAACGGCGCGTCAGGAACGACAGTAAACATTGAAGTGGTCGATACGACACCGCCGCCGGATTCTGATCCGCCTGATGTGTACGAGCCGCCCTCAGAAGACTATGGTCCTGGCACCAAATCGGGGCTTCTGGTACTGGGTCTTTATGCTACGACGAACGTTAATCGTGGCGTCGTGTATTATTCGTTGGACATGACGGCAGGGAATTGGCTACCCCTTATGGACGGATTGCCCGTGCAGGTCGATGGCTGGCCGGGGCAACTAACGGATGGTTTTTTGAACCCATTCAATACGGACGAAGCATTCTTAATTATTTCAAATACCAATCGCCCCTATAGCGAAAACCCAAACGGCAACGGCGGGGTATATCGCAATCGCTCCTGGAAAACAGGTGCAGCGTGGGAAGTAATGGTGTCCAATGATGCTATCGATGCACTGCTAGGGACCATTAATTGGTATATTGTATCGGCCAGTACCACCATCGGCGCAGAGGGTTGTATATATCTGCTGGTGCATTATTTTGTACCCGACGCGCAACCCTTCATGTATGTCATCCGTATTACTGATTATGGGGAAACACTAGAAAAAAGCCTACCGCTTAAGTTATATAACACGCAGCGGATCACGCCAGGCGGGTTATGGATAGGCGCGAATAATCCCAACAAGGTAGTTGTCTCCGGTAGGCTGGATTTATCAACCATTCGGATCGGGGTGTGGGTATCGGAATGGAATAATTTTACGCCTACGTCGGGCGGCTTCTGGTATCAAAAATGGCTTTTAAGTCACGCCGCCCAGGAAACCTTCCCCGTTGTGCCCTATCTAAAGTGGAACGGGGCGGAGAATATCGGCGAAACCGAGATGTATCTCGTTGGGTTGGATGACGGCGTAAAACAGTCAACGGATAGCGGCATGAACTTTAATGACTGGGTGCCAGACGGCGAGTGCAGCGTTATTGACGATTATCCAACGGCGGGGCAGTTCAGCGTATCATCGTTTCAGCCTGAACAGCGTGGGTTCTGGCTTAAAAACTCAAATACGTTGTGCATCAGCGCCAACGGGAACCCGGCGGTATTCACCGAAAAAGCGCTACCGGCGGCTATGACCTATGTCGCGTGGGCTGGGGGCTATCCAGCACAAGATGGACAATTTTACATCGGTGCACCCTGGTATCGCAAGGAGTACGTCTTGCCCACTGGGAGTCCAGTCATCATGTTCTCGAATGACGGGGCCGATACCTTTGACGATTGGACCGGCAATCTATGGAGTTATCATGCTACCGGACACTTAGGTTTGATACGTATTTCACCGGATTGGCTGGATACCTAAATTATGTCAACCAATGACCTGTTATCAGCATTGCAAAACGCATCACGGCGGGCATTATTTACGCAACGCCAGCGCGGTTTTTTAGGCAAAGTGACCGGGGTATCAACGGCCTCTAACTTTGACGTTGCGGATCGCCCTCATTATACTTATGTACGCTTGCAGCGCGGCAGTGACGAGACAGTTGTTGAGTGTTTTAATATAATAGTTGGTAACATACCCGATCTACCTGTGTGGGTTGGGCGCGACGTAAATAACAACCTTGCGATCTTGGAACTTGACCAGGCTACCGCCGCATTACAGTATCCCGATTCATCCGTGCCTAACACCACGCCGCACGGGGGGACGCATTGGGTCGCGGGAACCGATCCGGTTCTTATATCACCCCTACAAGTCCAGAACTTTCGAACCTATCCAACATCACCCGCGAGTCTGAGCGTGGGCGTATCAAGCTATTTGTATTATTACAATGGGGCGTGGTGCGCCTATGCAGGCGGCACGATTGACCTGACCGCTAAAGTACCCACCGGCACTGTAACCACTCAGCGGATCATTATCGTTGGCATAGATAAAGCTACGAATACGCTAACCACCGTAGACGGGGCAAATAAATATATCACGGCAACCCACTGGTATAGTATACAGTTTGATATTGACGATATAAGGGATTTACTAGAAACATCTGCCCTGCCCAATTTCGAGCCGTCGGCAGCAGTTCGGCTTTATGGTGGACAAACTGCCATAAAGCAGTTGGATATTTGGAGAGATGCTAAAATCACAACCGGCGGGCAAGGTGCTGCAAGTGGAACGGGGAGTTGGGATGTTGATTTACCCCCCTCGGTTCCCGGATCAATTGACGATGAATTTGAAGACGGCACCATACCGGGAGCGTGGGAATATATCAACTCGACGGCGTGGACTGAGTCTACAGGTAGTGCACGTCGGACAGAAACCAGTCAGGTAGACTATGAGGTACGCGGCATCGCGCAAGCGCTACCGGCGGGCGATTTCACCATCGTTACCAAGATGTCGGTCAGCTTTACACCCAATACTGGCGATTACGGGATCGGCCTAGCGTTATTCGAAAGCGACGAAGATCATAATGTAACTATTTGTGGATTTTACACCATCTATGATGATGCTCCTGTTATTGGTTATATGAAACACGCAGACGGCGCACGGTCCTACTGGACATCAGCGGCAGGGCGTTATACAGATTATATATCAGGGGAATGGTTGTACTTACGGTTGCGCCGAAGCAGTACCACATACTATTTAGATTGGTCGGCTGACGGTAGTAATTGGCTTGGTAATGATACAATACCCGTTGCCTTTACGCCGACAAAAGTAGGGGTTGCGCTCGTTAATTACGCTGCTGGTACATCATTGATGGCCGCGTTTGAATTCTTTCGGTATCGTAATCAATTCGATACCGCCGCCGATCCCACCTATGGGAACTTTGATAATTTTATTGATGAAAAGGTTAAAGTATCCGCCAATGATACCGTAGCCGGACGGCTCAGTGATAAACTCGTTGAGGGGAATTATATCACCCTAACTGTTTTGAATGACGGTGCAAATGAAACACTAGAGGCGTCGGCGGACGGGTTATTGTCCCTGACGGGCGGCGAACTAACGGGAGAGTTAACCATTACTGTTCCCGCTGGCGATTCAGCGCTTACGACCCCCGGCGTTGCCGAATTGGGCGGCGGGTTAATCGTTAACGTGACCAGCATCAATAATGCCAGTTCGCCCTACGACGTACTACTAAGTGATCACGTCATTTTAGGCGATACGACATTGGGGGCGATCACAGTTAATTTACCTGCTATGGGCAGCATTCAACCCGGTAGGCTCTATGATATTAAAAATACCGGTACAGGTTCAGTGACCATTGATGGATATAACTCTGAATTGATTGACAATAATCTAACACATATTTTGACCTCATATCAGCGGGCGCAAATTGTAGGCGATGGAGCGGCATGGTGGATCATATAGAGGCGCTTTAATATACGCATGGTCCTACGCTGATAATCAACAGATCGTTGATCCGTCAGGGGCTAGTCGTGCGCTGGTACACGATGGTCTTTGCGTTCATCGTGACTACGGGATCGCTGGCCTTGCTCCCGAACGGCGGCAGTGATTGGATTACCGCCTTTACGCCCGCCGCGCGCCGTTGGTGGGACGCGCCCTGGTCACGGGGTATGCCGCAGCCGCCCTATGCTGCGTTATTACTCTATCCGCTGGCGCTGCTATCCTGTCGGTTAAGCACCGCCCTGGTCAACGGGGCAAGCATATTATTACTGGCGCGACTGGCGCGGCGGTGGGGCGGGGCAGAATGGATTATCTTACCCGTTCTCATCTCACCGATAGGAGCATGTTTATTTCTGTCGGGGCAAATTGACGTGCTACTTTTAGCCGGAGTTCTACTGCCGGACGGTTTAGGTATATTGGTGTACATCCTGAAGCCGCAGGTTGGGTTGTGGATTGTGGCGGCACGATGGAAACAACTTATTAGCCGCGCCTTGATACCTGGCGCTCTCGTAGGCATTATATCGTTATTTATTTGGGGATTATGGCCGCTACCTATCTTGTGGCACGCGGAGCACTTTACAAGCGCGATATGGAATGTGACATTTTGGCCGTACTTTATCCCGCTAGGTGGGTGGTGCGTATGGCGGGCACTAAAAACGCATGATGAAAAATACGGGATAATCGCCAGTCCGTTGTTGTTCCCCTACGTTAATTTATCATCTTACGTGGGATTGTTGACGGTTTTGGCGACACAATGGCCCCGATGGACTTTAATGGTATGGGGATTAACAATGGTAACAAGCATAACAATAATCTTGGACTAAAACGCCCGCCGCCGCGTGCTTGGGGCCGCGCGGACAACGGGCAGCATGATCATAACATAGATCGGCCCTGGTAGGGAAGTGGGGATACAGTGGGACTAGACGAATTAAACCAATTGGGCGAGAAGCCACTATCAACGCTGATAGCGATAGCTTTGATACTGGGGATCATCGCTGTTATCTGGCAAAACTGGCGTCAAATCAAAAAGGACCGCATGGAGTTCGAAGAACGGCGGGTCACTCTTGACTCGACTAAGGAAAGCGTTAACGCGCTGGCTTCCGCCGTGCTTTTTCTGAAGACGGTATCAGAAGACGTGGGTACTCTTGCCAAACAAACACAGGCCTCCTTTGACGCTGCGCATCAAACAATGCGCGACGTTACCACGCGGAGAGAAGCTGATTTTGAAAAAGGTGTGAACACCCTTCGGGCAGATATTGGATTTGTACCCGGCAAGGTGGGGAACATCACGGAGGGACAAATTGACACCATAAGAACTGCCTTAGCCGCGTTATTAGCCGAACAAGAAGTCAGAATGAAAGAACTCATAGACGAATTAGGCGACCGTTATTCTGTGGCAACGCTAGATACAGTTCGCGCCGAATTCAAAAGCATGACGGATCGTTTCAACCAAAAGATAGAAGAACTTACGGAAGTTGTACCGGAGAAGGTCAGTCAGGCCGTATTAAAGCGCGGACAAGCAACGGACGATACGCTTGCTGATACGCAGCACGCACTCAAAACCAGCGAACAGCGCGCGGCACAACAGGCCAATCAAATAGACCAGCTTAGACGCGGCACGGGACCATTGACCGATACCGCCGCCAAACCGCCCGCGGATGATGGGCACGGGTCGAAGGAGTAGGGTATGGGCAGAATGCGAATGTTTCCGGTGCTGGGCGTGCCGATGGGGGGCGGGGATTCCGTCGCGCCTACCGTAGTGCTAACCACCGACGCCACCGAACCAGTGAGCGCGGCGTTTACCGTCACTGCGACGTTCTCTGAGGACGTGACCGGCTTCACGATTGACGACCTCACCGTGACCAATGGCGCGGCGTCCAACTTCGCGGGCAGCGGGGCGAGTTATACCGCCACCATAACACCCGACTGGGCCGGCGACGTGTCGATTGTCGTGCTCGCCGGGGCGTGTGTGGATGGGGCGGGGAATGAGAACGTGGAGAGTGCGGCGCTGGGGGTGACTATTTTGTATGACGCTAAGGCGCTCACAGTACAACCCGCAGCGCTCTTATCACATCTGGCGCTAATGGAGACTGCGGGGTCCGTCGCAGCAGACTCTAGCGGAAACAGCCGAACCGGATCATATAGCGCAGCTGTACAGCTTGCGGCTGACATATTTTTGGACGGCTCGCCTGCGCCTGATCTAAACAACGGTTTTATCAATTGGTACACAACCGGTTTGCGTGACGTGTTCAATGGCGCGGAACTCTCCGTCGGTGGGTGGCTCAAGTTTCCGAATGGCGTATGGAGTAGTGCAGGTTTGGCATTTGTGCTATATTTCTACACCGCGACTGGTTGCACTGTACAGGTTTATACAAATACGACAGCTAACGCGGTAGCTGTCTACCGCGCCGTGCCAGCGAATGCTGATGCGCAAGCAGCGAGTTTCCGCAATTCGGTGAGTTGGCAGCATTTGATGATTACTGTGTCGGAATCGGCGAATCGCCTGCGTATGTTCCTTAATGGCGAATTGCTTTCCGAAACGAGCGACATCGGAGCCTGGGGCGATCTACTGGTATCAACAAACACCATGCTAGGGGCACAATCAAATTTAGGGACAAACCCATTTGGTGCGCGGCGCGTGCGTGGCTGGACTATATGGGCGACGGAATTGACACCGCCTGAGGTGCTGGCGCTGCATAACAGTATGAGACAAACACAATATATGATGTTTATTGGCGATAGCAAAACGGTTGGCGGCGCATGGTGTAATTGGCTACGGCAATCAGCGCTTGACGCAGCGGGCATCGCGTTTCATGTTGGTCCGACTGGATACGCGACGGCTGGCTGGACCATTGCCAATATAAAGACGTACATCGACGCTAATCTGACTGCTGAAACCCGATCCGCAGACATTATTCTTGTCAATAGCGGATCGAATGACAGCGCGACGTCCGAGAACAACTTCAAAACCAGCTACCGCAGCATTGTCGCATCACTCAAGGCAAAGTGGCCTGGCGTTCCGATCTATTTAGCGCGTCCTGTCGTATTGACTGCCGTGCCACCATCATCACCAACCGCCGCGAATGCTACCGTGCGCGGGTGGATTAACGATCTAATTGCTGAGGATGCTATCGTGTTCGCGGGACTTGACGAAACAGACCTGGAAGGTGGTAACGGCTACGCCACCAATCTCGCCGACATCACACATTACACCAGCGCGGGTCAAACAGCCGTCGCGGCGTTGTGGACCACCAAACTCGGTTATTAGCATCGCCCGTCCCGGCGGGACTCGTTCACCAGGAAGAACCCGCGCCGGACCGTCCGTATACTATTCGCACACTAGAGGAGAACACCATGTTTGAGAACATCGATTGGATCATCATATTAACCGCCGTTATCGGCGGCGGCTTGAGCATCGGCGTGATGCTGTGGGGCAAGATCAGCCACGAAGACCTGGAAGCCGTGATCAAGGACATCGCACCTGATATGATCGAACCACTGATCATCGAGGCGTATGATATGGCCTGGAAAGCGGTCGACCAGCGCGTGAAGGCTTACGGGGAACTGTCTAACGAGGAACGGTTGGCGCTGGCGAAAAAATACGCGGTAGCGCTGCTGATCTTCCTGACCACTGGCAAACTCTCGGACAAGGCGAACGAAGCCATGATCGAATACAGGCTGTATGAGGAACACAACGCCGTGCCGCCGCGTGAAGTCGCCATTGGCGGGGCGTAATATGGGCAAGAAGCAGCTCAAACAACGCATTGCCGACCTCGAACAGCGGGTAGCGGAACTGGAAGCGGAATTGGCCGCGCGTTCGTTATGGGTACTTCCCCAATATGTATACCCATACGATACGTCTACAGACACATGGCCGAAAGACTGGGGCGGGCGGATTGTAAGCGATCCGATAGGGAACGACTATCCTACGCGCCTATGGTCTGCTTCGAGTGATCCCAGGACGCAGCAATGACGCGCACCATCCGTCTCTGTATCACCATCCTTCTGTTCCCCGCCGTGTTTGTCGCGGGGATCATGTTCGCCGACTATGGCGCGGACGATCTTACCCCCGCGCCTACTACTGCCGTCCCGCCAAGCGAAGTAGAGGTGGAAAGTGGGCAAAGTGTCATCCCCGAACAATGGGGAGAACTCA